CTGCAAAACTCTTTTGCGATTCTTTTGAAAAGATTCAGATAAATTCAGAATTCTTCGTTTCTCATGTGATACAAAATTGTATTCAAGAAGGAGAAGTATTTTCCGAAAAGTCCATTTCCAATTATATCGACGTAGGGACTTCCAAAGATTGGTTTGAATATAACGATAGACCAGTTATATTTTGCGACATTGACGGGACTATAGTAAAAGCTCAATCTCATGGAGATTGGCATTTACAACCAACAATAATCGAAAATAATGTTAAACGGTTGTTAGAATTTTATAATAAGGGATCACAGTTTATATTCACAACAGCAAGACCAGAAATTGCCAAACAAGACACGGAAAAAATGTTAAAGAGTTTAGGGTTTACTGAGTTTCAATGTATCTATGGATTACAAAACGCTAGAAGATTATTAATTAATGACTATAACCACGCCAACCCATATCCAAGAGCAGAGGCGATTAACGTTTTCAGAGATGCCGATAATTTGGGAGACTACCTATAATGATCCCAGATAAAAATTTGTTTATAGTAAGTTCTTCATTAAAACCCAAAATTGGAATTTTCGATAATTCAACTAGGATAAACCAAACGCTAGAAACATTTAAGAGTATAAAAAGGGTTCCAAATTCTATAATCCTTTTTGCAGATTCTTCTTCAGATTCAATTACCCAAGAAGATTTAAAACCTTTTGAGGGATATATTGATATATTCTTAAATATCGGTCCGACAGAATTTGGAGATAAAGGATTAAAAAGTCAAGCGGAAACGGTGTTGCTATTAAATACTTTATACCAATTCAAGCAAAATATTGAATTAATGAAGTTGTTCCATTCTGTCAAGCGAATTTTCAAATTAAGCGGAAGGTATAACCTTCAAAAAACGTTTGATATTAATGATTACGAAGGATTGTTTGGTAAATATGTTTTTAGAAAAAGAATTCCCTCTTGGTTACCAAAAGAAATTCAGAACGCTTCTGGAGCAACAGACTTGTTAATAACAAGATTATTTTCGTTTTGTCCTTCTTTATTAGATGACTATTTAATCACATTACAAAAAAATTTTGAATTGTTAAATAAAGGAATTGATACTGAGCACGCACATTTTGTTAATATCAATAAAGGACATCTTATCGAATTCGACAAAATTCATTGCGAGGGGTATGTAGCTTCAACGGGAGAATTACATATAGATTAAAATAATTATAAATACTTTATTGTAATTAATCCAAGTATTTTAAAATGTTATCTTTTAAGCAATTTATTTTAGAACAAAAACTTCGACAAGGATTGGATAATTTAAGAGATTTAAACCACGAAAAATTGGGAAATCTCCTTAAAGGTAAAGTTTTGTCTGGTGTTTCTACCAGAAAAACTGATGGTGCTGCCGGCGAAGTTGGGTATGACGAAGAAGGTCCATATACGCGCTCGGCAAATTCAGATAAAATAAGAAATGCTGGAGATTATTCTGCATATACTAGAAACAAAAGGGGGGCAGACGCCGATACTTCTGTTTCTTCTCAATATGACGACCTACATCACAGGTTAGTCAATAACCCAAAATTAATGTCTTATTTGAAGTCCAGACACGAATCAGGACTTTCTTCTTCTATTAAAGGGGAGTTTTTCCTTAGGGGAATTGGACAAAAAACCGATAAGGGTATCAAATTCGTAAATACTTCTTATAACCCAAATTCTATGGGTAAGTCTGGAATGTTTATTCTTCATCACCAACTCCCAGAAAATTCCACACATAAACCAGAAGATATTGAAAAGTTGGGCGATCACCACGTGACGTTCGATCACGATAAATCAGAAGGAAATTCTTTTGATATAGACGTTTCTGATGAAAAGAAAGCTCATTCTGAAATTAATCCAGAATTATTAAAGTCAAGAAAATCTGCAGATAAAGAAGCAAAAGAACAAGAAAAGATAAAGCTGAACTCTATCAAATCTTCTTTGGAAAGTAAACTATCGCAACACGCTTCTGGCGTAAAACCCAGACATTGGGAAGTAGAAGGAGAATCGGAAGGGGACGTATTTCACACACCAAACGGAAGAATAAAAATTCAATCTTCTGCTTTTAAAAGTTTCAAACAAGATCAAAAAAATCAAAGGAATCAATAAAATGATTAGATTTAAAAAATTCATTTCTGAAGGTGGAAATCTACCATATCCAGTAGACGCAAATGACGCTTCTAAAGGTACAAGAACTTCTGATAGTGTAGATACTAATAATAGGGATACCCATTCTGGGCACTTTCATGATTTTTTTAGTTCTATAGACCAAGGCGTACAAAAGCAACACGGTCATTCTTTATTTGGAAATTCTTTAAAAACCGGGTCTGCTTATTCCGGTTCTGCTAGACCTTATATGGATAAGAATATTCCAACAGAAAAGTTTACAAAAATTAAACCAAAACTCGGCGATTTTGACGTTCAAATTCCAGAACAACATAGAGAAAAATTGAACCAGTTTTTAAAACCCGGAGATACTCATGGGAGATTTAAGGTTTTACACACAAGAACTACAGGGAACCAAACTCATGCAGTGGTACAACATTTAGATACGGGTAAACACCACCAAATAGATTTTGAACCCGTAGAATATGACGAAAAATCTCAAGAGCCAACTAAATTCGAGCAATTGGCTCATTCTAGTCATATTGGAGATATGGAGCATGGTATAAAAGGTCGCTTTCATAAAGAATTAATCCAATCAGCATTTCACGCCCATTCTAAACCTTCAATTATTTCTTCAATGAAAGGGCGAGGTAAAGCGAAAACTGAAACCCAAGAAGAAGCAGAAGTGCCGCCACACACGTTTTCCGTGGATAAAGGGTTACGCCAAAAATGGGAAAATATTGGAACCCATGAAAGTGGAAAGCCAATAGTGAGGGAAATACCCTCAAAAGGAGCTTCTTACACTAAAGACATTCCAACAATTTATAAATCAATGTTTAATAGAGAAGGTTCCGAACAGGATCATGAAGATATTGGTTCTTTTGGTGGGGTTATAGATCACATAAAAAAACATCTTCCTCAAGAACATCACGGAAAAATTATAAAGACTTTTGCTAATAAATTGTGGCACCATTCTTCTCAGTCTTTGGGTAATGATCCAGAAATGGATAAAACGGCAAAAGACGCTGCTTGGAATCATTTAAAATTACATTTTCCTGGAGAATCTTCTGCTATAGAATCAGAAGTAAATCAAAAGAGAAAAGAATATTATGACCCAAATAATGCAAAATCCAAATTTAAAAAGAACACCGCTCCAACAGACGAAGATTCTGGACTAAAAGAATCGGAAGAAGAACACCATCATGTGGTATTTGCTGCTGGGAGGTTTACTGGACCTACAGAGGAACATCATAAACTTTTGAATAGAGTTTTTGATACTCCAGCACATTCTCATAGAGTTTACGTTATGGGTCCGGAGTCAAAAGAAAAAACTACAGACAAAGATCCATTAACGGTTGAAGAAAAAATATCTCAATTAAAGAAATTATATCCAGAAAAGGCTGATTCTTTTGTTGCTGGGACTGATAGACACACAAAGAACCCATTAAAGGCGTTAGTCCATACTTGGCATTCTTTAAAGAAACCAGGTAGAAAAGTTCATATAACAGTTCATGCGGGAGAAGGGGAAGAAGGCGTTAAATCTAAATCTTCTGCTGGTGGTTCTATAGATAGTTATAAGGGATTAGTTGATAAATATAATAAATCTTCTTTTCCAGAATCGGTGGACGAACAAGGGAATAAAAGAGGTGGTGATCTCCGAATGGATTACGAGTCTGCCAAATTTATTGGAAACCCAAGAGGGAAAACTTCTGGTTCCGTAATGAGACAAACCGCAAGATCTTTAGATCATAATAATCCAGAACACGTTGCACAATTCAAAAAATTATTACATCCAAACTTTTCTCACGAAGACGCGAAAGGTTTGATGCAAAAAATTAAAGAAAGAAGCAAACCGTTAAAAGAATGTTCTACTACGTTTGAAAAGGTTAAGTGGATATTAGGTTAATATGAATAATGCTATTTTTATTATTGGTGGTCCTGGTTCTGGTAAAGACGTCGCCATAAAATATATTTCTGAAAGGTATTCTATTAAAGAATATACTATAGAACAGCTTATTAAAAACATCAAAAAACATAATGTTGAAAATAATTTTATAGTGAAAGGGAATGCTTACGAAGAATCGAAAATATTAGAAATTAAGTCAATATTAGAAAATACCCATATAACATCAATGATATTTGTTGACGTAGAAAATGCTGTTTCAAGGGGTAGATTATCAATAAGACATATTTCTGAAGATTTAAGAAATGAAAGGTTCAAATCTTCTAAAGAAAACCTTTGGGTTTTCGAAGGGTTATTTGATAGTTTTTACGTTTTTGATAATAACTCCGAATATAACGCGATAAATGTAGAAGAATTAGAATCATTCGTAGAGAGATTAATTAATCCTATAAATTATATAACAGAAAAACATATTAATAAAGCGAAAGATTACGTTTATAATAAGTTCATGTTAGATAAAGATAAAATAAAAGACGATAAAAAGAAATTTAAAAGTTTTTATTCTCATAGCACGTTAAAACCAGATGGATATAATGAATATGATATTAGAGCGTCTGGGCAAAGTAATGTTGTCCATAATTTTGAAGATATCGGTTCCCCAGAAACTTTAAATTCTTTAACTGGAATGAGTTTTTCTAATAAAGACGATATTGATAAATTAGATAAAGTTGAATTCTCTCCTTCAAAAGATAAACAAAAATACAATAAGAAGTTTAATTCTTCAGCAAAGAAAAACCCAGACGAAATTGTTTGGAAATCCACAAAACGAATAATTTTCGGGAATAAGAAATGAACCTAAAAGAAAAGTTGTTAGAAGACTATTTCCTTCTACAAGAAAGAGTATCACCTCTAAGAACATATATCTCTTTTACTGGAAGGGATCCATACAAACTGTCCGCAAAACAACTTGAGAAAATATCTAATAGTTCTGCATATAAACAATGGAAATTATTTAGAAGGATGAAACGTCAAGCCGAAGAAGCAAAAAGGAACGTTTCAGAAGATATGATTTTAGAATATAAAAGGGGTTTGATAAAGGGTGGTGATAAAAAACGTTCTACCCGTTTAGACGTCGGTCAGTGGCACAAATCCCAATACCACGTCGGAAGAGGTAAGAAAAGGGAAGCAATTAAACGTCAATTAATCAGAGCATTGGGTTCTGGTAGGGATGTTCACCAATTTGCTGGAGCAACATTTCATAAATCTTTGGGTAAAAGGGGGTTTTTGGCAATACCAAAAGGTATGTCAGTAGTATCTCCAAAAAAGGGCAAACAGCAAACAACAACATATAGAGAAGAATTGGTAATAGAAATGGACGTAAGACAAGAAACGGTAAGTAAAAACGTAAAAAATAAAGGCGTTGTCGAACTTTCTCCAAAAACCCAAAAAGTTTACGATAAATTCAAAAATAAAGAAATAAAATTGAATAAACAAGATTCTATAGTCATTAACCCTAAAGTTGGTGACGAAGAAGATGATGATTGAAAATTAGAAAATAATAAATAATAATAAATTCATTAACTTTCATAGGAATACGATTATGTCAGCATGGGGAAATAAAGATTTTGCAAATAACGAACCAAAAGTTCTACAAACAAATACTCCTGGTAATACCAATTTATATATGGCAACAGACACCAGATTAGCAAACGCAACTTTCGGTAGCGGAAAGGGTGTTGCTCATAGCGGTTGGGTTAATATTACTCAAGGAACTGGGTTTATCAAAGAAATCACTGTTTCTAAAGGTACTGTAACAACAGACACTTTTGCAAACGGGTTTTTAACGATTACTGGTGGTGGTACCGCTAATACTACTGCAAACGCTAGGTTATTGGTTCTAGGCACCAATAACGTTTCTATTATTCTAAATTCTGGCGGATCAAATTACGAAAGTACACCAACCATCGCTGCTCCAGCCGGTTCAAATAACGCTAATCTAGTATTCTCTGTTGTTATGGGTGGTAGAGCGAATAGAGTTCAAGCAGAGACTTTAGTTGCACTTTCTGAAGAAACCGCATTAGACACAAATTCTGGTCTACCCTACTTTACTGGCGTATAATAATGAAATCTTTTAAACAATTTCACGATGAAATTCATACTAAGGTTCAGACCAAAAAATTGGGGTTAAATCATCCAGTTAAAGATAAATCTGAAGAAAACGAACAATCCGTCGGAAAAGAGTTATTGGGCGTAAATAGGTCAGTAAACGTTCACGATGAATTTAAAGGTTCTGAAGGAAATTTTGTATTAAAAGCAAAAAAAGGAAAATATTCTCTCGAAAAGGGAGAAAAATAAGGAAACACCTTTATAATGCTTGATGATAATTTGACTCATGATAATTTTTTGTTGTATGCGGCGAGACACTACATTTCGCCGCATTATATTGAACAAGAATTTTTTTCCGATTTAAAGCGCATAAAATATACTAAAAGGTTGATTCAAAAGTATATTATATATGGGGATTTAAAAGAAAGGCTGATATTAAATCATATTATATCAACATATAATGTTTTCGATACAGAACCATGTACAAAAATGTTGTTTTTGAAATTGGGTCAAAAAAATTATTCTCCATTAAAAACTTTTTTGGTATATTTAAATTGTATGCCAGAAGTTGTTTTTAATGTTGAAGGTAAAAATATTATATCTTCTGATATAACAATAGATTTCAATATAGCAAATAAACTAAGAACTTTATGAAAAAGAATAACTACAAAAAGAAACTTATCAAAGAGTTTGAAGAAATAATTAACGAATTTACTGGAGTTGCTGGTATTGCCGGGGTTGCTCCTGGAGAAGAACCTCCTGGACCTAAAAACGTTATGGTAGGAATCTTCAAAAGAAAAAGATTAAATAATAGGAGAAAGGTATGATCACTTTTAGAGAAATTACAGAAGAACTAGACTTAGAAGAAGCTATTGATGGACAAGACCCATCAGCAAAAGCCGCAGAATTGATTGCCAGAGCGTTTGCAGCTAGAAATGCCGCACATTTCGCTCACCTTATGACCCCAAGTTATGCGGCTCATATAGCATTAAACGATTTTTACGACGGTATTATTCCTTTGGTTGATTCTTTTGCTGAATCTTATATTGGAAGGTACGGAAAGTTCCAAATGTTTCCGAACGTTAAAGAATCTTCTCCTGATGGTCTAAGCGTTGTTGGAAATCTAACCAAATGGATAGATTCAAATAGACAAATGATTTCTGACGTTTCTGAAATTCAAAACATTATCGACGAAATCCTTTCTCTTTGTAATTCTACTGCTTATAAGTTAAGAGAACTAAAATAAACCAAAATATGAATTAGATATCAACGTAAGGGTTAGACGTATTTCTAACCCTTTATTTTTATGGTAAAACAGAGGGTTAGAATATGAGCATTTTTTCAAAAATAATATCTATTTTCAAATCTCCTACTACATACGAAGAAAAGGTATTTCAAAATGCATTGGATGGAAAGGTTCCAGAGTTAAAACCGATACAAAAAGAAAATTCAGATAAGCTCAAAGCTGATAACATAATAGTAACTAGGGAAGATATAAAAGATTTAAATAAAAATCTTTATACTTTCGATTTCACTTTTGAAAAGTTTTCGAAAATATTAATAAACCCACAAGAAAAAGAATGGTACGACGCAATATATGACGTTTTACCAAAATATGGAATTAATACTCCAGAAAGAGTTGCTGGATTTTTGGCACAAACTTGCCATGAATGTTTAGATTATACCGTTATGGAAGAAAATCTTTATTATTCTGCGGCAGGATTGAGAAAGACCTTTCCTAAATATTTTGCTTCTGTTGCTGCGGCGAGTTCTTATGCAAAAAACCCCCAAAAAATAGCAAATAGAGTATATGCTAATAGAATGGGAAACGGTTCTTCTGCTTCAGGAGATGGATATAAATTCAGAGGGAGAGGACCAATTCAATGTACCGGGAAAACTAATTATACTGCTTGTTCTAAATTTTTATATAACGATTTAAGATTAGTTAGTGATCCAGACTTAATATTAAAGGATAAAAAAATTGCAATTATGTCTGCCTGTTGGTACTGGTCAACAAATAATCTAAATCGTTATTGCGATAAAAACGATGTTACTGGTATGACTAAAAAAATTAATGGCGGCACAAATGGACTTCAAAGTAGAAAAATTAAATTTGAAAAATATCTAAAAATATTAAAATCTTGATATATGAATTATTTGAAACATTACGAAAAATTAATTTCTTCCAAAAAATTAATTGGTAGGAAAAAGGGCGGAACAGAATATTTTGAAAAGCATCATATTATTCCAAAATGGTTGGGTGGAAATAATTCAAAAGATAATTTGGTATTATTGACAGCAAGAGAACATTTTGTTGCTCATTGGTTATTATGGAAACACTATAAAACCAGACCGAGTGCTTTAGCTTTCCACAAAATGACCAAAAGCAAAAATAAAAGTCAAGAAAGAAATTTCAATTCAAAACAATTTGAAATTGCCAGAAAAGCCTTTTCAGAATCTCAAACTGGCTGTTTGAACCATATGTGGAATAAACCTTCACCAAACAGAGGAAAGCCTTCAAAATTAAAAGGAATTTCAAGACCAGATCATTCTAAATTGATGGAGGGAGAAAATAATCCTTCTAAAAGAAATGATAGTAGAGCAGCGATATCAAGAGCTTTATCAGGAAAGAAAAAAAGTGATTCTCATATAGAAATTATGAGAATCAATATATTAAACGCGCCAAAGAAAACCTGCGAATTTTGCGGAAAACATATTGATATTAGGAATTATTCAAGATGGCATGGCGATAATTGTAAAAATAAGAATAATTAGCTGACCGAAAAGTTAGATATAATAAATACCTTTCAATTTTAAAGAATAATAAATAATTATATAAAATTAATGTTTCCGGGGAGTATTCCCTTTATTGACTATAAAAACGCCTAAAATAAAGGAATATTACTTTGGATCAGAACAATCCTCAAGAACTTTGGTCAAAGGTTTTCGTGTTAGAAAGAGACTTATTGGAGAATCAAAAATCTTTGAATAGGATGGATTCTTCATATAACGAAGTTTTAAATAAACTCGAAAAATTAAAAGAAGAAATAAGAAGTAAAAAATCTGTTGACGATTTCGAAGACAGACTAAAAGACCTTGAAGAAATGGTTGATTCTCTCAGACAGGAGATGCCTGAAATGAGATTAATTAGAAAAATCGTTTTTGCTCTGGTTGCTTTCATACTTACAGCCTTTTTGGGTGTATTGTGGAATACTGTTATTATAAATCAACAAAAATCAAATACTATGAGAATAGAGAATTCTCAAGAAGTAGTTAAAAAAATATTAGAAGAATATAATAATAAGGGGTTAAAATGATTTTAAAGGGTAAAAGTTCATCAACCAACTGTCTCAATCTTAGAATAAAAATAGCATTTTTTTGTATTGGCATTTTAATTGGAGCTTTTGGAAGTTTATTCTGGCAAGAAATATTATCCCCAGCAAACATTATCGGAAGGCACGCAATAACAGAAGAAGAATTGCACCTTTTACAATCAGAAACAAGAGAAAAATTATTAAGGTATGTAGAAGGAAAATGGAGATCTTCGATTGGAGATTTAATAGTTAATATACACGACACTGATATAAACGGTAGTTTTTTAGTTATAGAAAATACTACAATACAGCCTAAAAAGGCAGAAAAATTTAAAGTAATATCTATTGATAAAGTAGACGGTTTATTTGGTATAATCGAATTGACGTTATGCAGTGAAAATGGCGCTTGTAATGACGAAAATAGAATACCTATTCAAATTAATAAAGTTTTTGGAATTAAAAATACTATAACTATTTCTTACGATAGAAGGTTTTCTTATTGTATAAACGGAGTAGACTGTACTAGAGCTTTTAAAGAAGTAGAAGAATTCTAATATCTATAGATCAACCGGGGTACATACTTATCTTATTTTCATTTTTATAAAAAGTAAAGCTTTTTTTTAATTTTACTTTTCTCGTAATAGGGGTAGAATAGAACTTTTACAACCTTTCATTTTCGTTATGTTCTATCTTGACACAAAATATCTGAAACTGCTTTCTGTAAAATTGGACGGTTTCGTTCAAAAGAAACAAGACCTTTGGAATTGCAGGTGTCCATATTGTGGAGATTCTGCTAAAAAGAAATCCAAAAAAAGAGGATTCTTTTATAAAAAGGCAGACAACCTTTTCTTCCGCTGTTTTAATTGTGAAATTTCTACAACTTTCTATAAAGTATTAGAATATCTTGACCCTTTCCTAGCTAAAGAATATTCTTTGGAAAGATTTTCTGCTGGATCAAGTAAACACGGAAATTATTCAAAACCAAAAACGGTAGAATTCAAAAAACCAGTTTTTAACAAAACCCCCACGCTAAATATTCCTGCTATTAGTTCTTTGTCTGAAGATAATCCCGCAAAACGTTATATCCTAGGAAGAAAAATACCAAAAGGTCAACATAAAGACCTTTATTTTGCTGAAGACTTTAAAAGTTTCGTAATAAGTATTAAACCAGATTATGAAAAAGAATTGGTTGATAACGATCCCAGAATTGTTATTCCGTTTAGGAACGAGAATGGTGATATTTTCGCTCTTCAGGGGAGAGCTTTGAATAAAAACCCTTTGAGGTATATTACAATAAAATTGGATGAAGATAAACCGAAAATATTTGGTTTAGATAGGTTAAATAAAAAAGAAACAATATATGTGACAGAAGGTCCAGTAGATTCTATGTTTCTCAAAAACGCTATTGCTACTGCAGATTCTAATTTGACCGTTGCTGAATATTTGGGAAAAGAAAAATTGGTTTTGGTGTTTGATAATGAACCCAGAAATACGAGTATTGTGAAACAAATAAAGAAAGCGATAGATAAAGGGTTTAGGGTTTGTTTATTTCCTTCTAGTTTTCATGGTAAAGATATAAATGAAGCGGTATTGAATGGATTTACTAAACCTCAAATTCAACGTATAATAGAAGAAAATACGTTTGAGGGGTTGCGCGCAGAATTGGAGTTTAATAATTGGAAAAAGTGCTAGAACATCTTAATTCTTGGAAAGAATTTGTTTCTACTCCAAGAAAAGAGTTAAATGGTTTTCCTATTTGTCCGTTTGCTAAAAATGCGGAAATTCTGTTTGATATAATTGAATCAGAAGAAATGTTACTGATACAAGTTTTGAAAAGAGAAAGAAGTTCAAAACAACTGTTTATGTTTGTTGATATTAATAATGTATTAACTTATACGATAGCAAATTATTTAATTGATTTTTATAATAGCATTTCTAGAGATTATCAATATTTTGTAGATGATGTTAACAATCCGCAATTTATGAATAGCGTTAATACTAGCAATAGTAAATATCTCATAATAATAGGTCAAAGAAACGATATACTAAATCTCTCTAGAGAGAAATTGATGAAAACTGGATATTATAAATTCTTGGAAAAAAAATATTTGAAAAAAATAGGAGTAGATGTGGAGAAAATTAATGATTGAAGCAAAAATTATTAAAGATAGTATTTCACCAGAAGGTGTTAGGGTTACGACTTTCGAACTGAAATATCCAAGGTTTATTTTAGCAGAGTTTACTTAAAACTTCTGTCATTATAAATAATGGATAAGGAGGTCCGTTATGTTTAAAGAAAACAAATATAAAAAAATCTATTTTTCAATTGTAGAAAATTCAAAGAATAAAACTTATGATGGATATACTGAAAATCATCATATAATACCAAAATGTTTAGGGGGTTCAGATGATAAAGAAAACCTGATAAAACTCTCTGCTAGAGAGCATTTCATTTGCCATCTTCTTTTAACTAAAATGTCTGACGATGATAAATTAAAATATGCTTTTATATGTATGCGAGTTTCTAATGGAAATCAAGATAGAAATTATAAAATAAATTCTTGGGTATATAGTTTATTAAAAGAGTACAATTCCCAATTATGTAAAGAAAAATTTACTGGTAGAGTTTGTCCAAACGAAAATAAAGAAAAATATTATGATCCCTTGACGGGAATTTCAAAATTTTATGAAAAGGGTGCTCAACCCGATAATTGGATTAAAGGTTCTTCTCCAGAAACTAAGAAAAAGTTTTCTGGTATGCATAAAAATAATGTTTATTACCATAACCCAAAAACTGGAAAAGTTATCTCCATAAAAAATTTTGATACCCCTCCGGTGGGATATGTTAAAGGAAACCCAAATGCTAATAAAGGAAATGATAAGAATGTAGGTAAAATTAGTTGTTATTGTAATATAACTGGTATTGTTTTAAAAATTGATAAAAATAATATTCCTGAGAATTATACTATAGGAACACCTTTTGTTTGGATCAATAATGGAGTAGATTCAAAAATGATAAACAAAATAACTGATTGTTTACCAGATGGGTGGAAGTTTGGTAGATTAAACCTAAAAACTTCATTGACAATTTTAAACAAAACTGATAAAATGATAGAAACTCCTCTAGGTATTTTTAATAGTCCGAGAAGATTTTGTGAAAAATATAACTGTGATATTAGTTTTTTTGATAATTTAAATACGAAAATAAGAAAAAATAGAAAATCATTATATTTTTTAGTTTCAGAATTAGAAATGATTGGGTATAATTTTAATAAAACAAAAAAAGAGAATGGGTTTAAATATGTCTAAAAAGAATGATAATGGCGGAATTAGTGCTAAAATTATTTGCGATAGTATCTCTCCTTTAGGGGTTAGGTTAACAACTTTCGAGCTTCGTTATTGTAGGTTCATTTTATCTGAGTTCAACACACATAGAGTATTTTCTAGAAATTCCGCTTCATCCAGAGCAATCCCAGTTAAGAAAATGATTGCTGATGTTATTTCTGACCCAGTTATTCCAGTTTTTTGGGGTAAGAATCAACCCGGGATGCAAGCAAAAGAAGAACTATCTGGCGGGGAACTGTCAATCGCTAAATTTCTTTGGAGTTTTGCTAGATACCCTGCTTGTTTAGTTGCTTATGCTTTAAATAAAATTGGATTGCATAAGCAAATTTCTAATAGAATTATTGAACCTTGGATGTGGACTAAGACTATTGTAACATCTACTGAATGGGATAATTTCTTTGAATTAAGAATGCATAGCGATGCTCAACCAGAAATTTATGCCCTTACTTGTGAAATGTATGGAGAATATCTTAATTCAGTCCCTACAAAATTGAATTATGGGGATTGGCATTTACCTTACGTTACAGATAACGAAATTTGTAATAATCTTATGGTTGATTGTATTAAAATGTCGGGAGCAAGATGTGCTAGGGTGAGTTATCTAACTCATGATGGAAAAAAACCATCAAAAGATAAAGATTTTAAATTATACGATGACTTGGTTGGTTCTGTACCAATTCATGCTTCTCCAACAGAACATCAAGCAACTCCAACAAAAGATAAAGAATATCATAAAAACTTTAGAGGTTGGAAACAACATAGGGCAGATATTGAGTATAAATTTAATAAAGGTGAATAAAATATGAATAAGGCAAGTAAAGTTGATTTAAATCGTTATAAAGAGTTTGTTGCTTCGGTAACGTCTAATGAATCTAATGACGTAGAATTCTTTATCAATAGGGTAAAGGAATTACAACACCAAAAGGTTGCTAATATTCCGCTACTATTGACTGCTGGTATTGGACTTGCTTCTGAAGGTGGTGAGTTCGACGAAATTGTTAAAAAGGTTTTGTTTCAAGGAAAACCTTTGGATGAAGATACCAAGTATCATCTATATAGAGAACTTGGGGATATTGCTTGGTATTGGATTAATGCTTGTCGTGCATTGGATTTAGATCCAAATGACGTTATCAGAGAAAACGTTAATAAGTTGATTAATAGGTATCCTGCTGGACAATTCGATGTTCATTATTCGGAAAATAGACAAGATGGCGATCTATAATGAATGATAAGGTTTATCTGTTGCTAGAAGAACATAGATTTATCAAACCAAGAAGATTTACTATAATTGCGGCTTACGATAGTCCAGAATCAGCAATGAAAGATTATAAAAGTTATAGTAAACACATAACCTGTGATGAATATCCTTATCTAATTAAATTAGAAGAATGGGACGTAAAGAATGGATTTAAAAATTAAAAAACTTATATTTGAAGCAAATGGATTCTATCAGGATTGTTGTAATATAGAAGGGTTAAATTATGAGCGAATGTAAAATATACTTAAATAAATTTGATTTAACTAAAATGATGCATATTATTGGAAATTTTCCAGAATATGATCTACATGAATCCAAAAGTTTTAAATTAATTTATTATTCTTGCGAGATTGGATACACGCTTGATATGGTTATAGAAACAAAGATAAATGGAATTTATGGAGAATTAAAAATCCCGATTGTAGGGGTATCAGATTGGTAATAATAAATAAAAAACCGAAATTAATAAGAAAGGAAGGGTAAAATGGAAGAATATCTTGGTATCAAAACAAATCCAGAAAGAGATAATTTATTTGATGAATTAGGAATCAAAAGGTTAAAAGAATCATATATGACAGAAACGGAAATTTCTCCTCAACAAAGGTTTGCTTTTGTAGCAAAGTCATTTGGTTCTAATATTGAACACGCTCAACGATTATATGATTATGCTTCTAAACATTGGTTAAGTTTTGCTACTCCAATTCTTTCTTATGGAAAATCTAAAAATGGACTACCAATTTCTTGTTTTGCTGAAGGAACTTTAGTTAATACTAAAAATGGATTACTTCCGATAGAACTTCTTAATGTTGGAGATGAAGTTCTATCGGACGATGGAACATATAACCCGATAGAAAAGATTAAATCGGAAGATAGTCAAGATTTATACGAATTAGAATTTATGGGAGAAGTTTTTGTTGTGACAGGTAATCATTTAATTCAGACCAGAGAGGATGGTTGGGTTCGGGTAGATGAACTTGATTTAGATTATCATAATATTGTTCGATTAAAGGATTAGTTTTTTCAATAAAAAAGAATCCCAATTCTCTTGGAGTTTTTCCTATTATATTTTTGTTGAGTTTAGGGTTCTTTTTTGTGTGGTGAGAATTGAATGGTTTATCAGGGTTTTTACAATAATGAGCAAAATCGTAAATACAAGTAAAAATTCCAAAAGGAGTAATATAAATTCCGTCTTTAATTCTTTTTAAATATTTTCCTTCTTTTCTTGTATCATCATAATATTTTTGTATAGATTTTGCTAAATTTTTGTTATGAGTTTCTGGACGATTTTTTGAATATGAAGACATTTTTGTAGTGTCTGATTTTTTACTTCCAGAACAAGCGATGCTTTGTTTTATTCTATTTTCTTCTATAGAATAGAAATCGGTTTTGAGTTTTGATAGTTTTTGTCTAGTTTCTGGTAATACGTTTGGGGTTCCATCTTCTTTATATCCTCTGGTATAAACCCCCTTTCTCTTATCTGAAAGGTCTTGCTTTATTCTAGATATTAGTTTAGAATTGATTGATTTTAATGATAAATGTTTTGTGTGTTTTTGATTGATTGTTCTTAGTATTGATAATGTTTGAGAAACAGTATTATATGCTTTCCATAATAAGATATGAGCAATAATATGTTGACGATAAGTTAAGATTGCCTTATTCCAAGGATATTTTTTAAACGAGTTATATTCTGGAAACATATCTTTAGATTTTGGTAAAATGTGATGATTTTCTACATAAACTAATTCTTCCTGGGTTTTTGTGGCATTTATTTCTGTGCATTTGTTGATGAAGTTATAATACTTTAATAAGTAGTGGTAGTTGTTTGATTTTGAATTCAAAATTGATAAGATTTCCAAAGTTTAATTCCTCTAAATAAATATATTTAGTTGTTTTTTAATTTATATAGTAGATAAAAGGTAAAAAAATGAATTTTAGTTTAAAAAAACTTGATATTTCTAAAAAAGTTTATGATATTCAAGTAAAAAATAATCCAACATTTACGGTTGGAAGGAGTAAACTTGTTGTCCATAATTGCTTCCTTTCTTACATGCAAGACTCTTCTTCTGGTCTTGTAGATACCCTTTCTGAAGTTAATACCCTCTCAATGCTTGGCGGTGGTGTTGGTATTGGTGTTGATATTCGCTCCGCAGACGATAAAAGCGTTGGAGTTATGCCCCACCTAAAAATCTATGACGCTTCTTGTTTAGCATATCGTCAAGGTAAGACTCGTCGCGGTTCTTATGCTGCTTATCTAAGAATAGATCATCCAGACGTTATGATGTTTCTTGAAATGCGTAAGCCCACCGGAGACCAAAACGTAAAGTGTCTTAACCTCCATCATGGTATTATCCTTACTGATAAGTTCATGAATATTATTGAGCAATCTATGATTGACCCGGACTTTGATGATTCTTGGAACCTTTATGATACCCATAATCCAGACAAAATAAAAGAAACTGTTTCTGCAAAAGAACTTTGGCAAAAGATTATTGAATTAAGAATGCAAACTGGCGAACCATATATATTGTTTATTGATACTGCTAACGAACAAATGCCAGAGTTCCAAAAGAAGCTTGGTTTAAGTATAAAACAATCCAACATCTGCAGCGAGATTTTACTTCCAACTGACCACGAAAGAACTGCGGTTTGTTGTTTGTCTTCGGTTAATCTAAGATATTATGATGATTTTAAAGATAATTATCAATTCTTTCGTGACGTTGCGGAAATGTTGGATAATGTACTAACAACTTTTATTGATAATGCTCCAGAAGCAATTTCAAGAGCAAAATATTCAGCAATGAGAGAAAGAGCAATTGGTATTGGAACGCTAGGATTTCATACTT